GTTGTTGTCTTGAACGATGACGATGACTTTACTACGAGCGAGCAAACGGAGTTCATTGCGTACTGCGACTTGCAGTTTGTTGATGGTGAATGTTACTTCGGGGGTGTAGAAGATTGTGCCATTCTCCATACTTGCGTTCAAGGTTTCAGTCAAAGAGGACGTAGCCTTGGTCAAGTCATATTCGAAGAACCCACCCGAAGCGTACCCCGTGAACCCCGTAACCGCACCTGAAAGGTTGGCGTTGCAGGACCCGGTAGAAATCCAGTTTTGGACGTAAATTGCTTTGATGCCACCGACTGAATCACGGCAGCCGAGTGTGTAACCAGTTGTTAGTGCGCAGGACATATGTGTATTTGGGGTTTAAGTTTCAAGAGAACAAAAAAGCAGGGGGAAGTTAACCTCCCCCCTACACATTAGGTCAAGCGGAAGTCTACAACCAAATCTGGATACGCTAGTTGCACGCCTGCTTTGAAACTGGCTTGGAAACGTACCTGGTCGTTGTCTTTGGAGAACCAGATTGAGAACTGCTCCTCATCACTCAACAAGTCGGTTCCGTAAAAGAAGTTGCCGAGGTAAGACGAAACGATGCGGTTAGTTCCAGTCAAGCCGGGGACTGCAATGACACGGACGTTTGTGCCGGGATACATGATGTCGCCATCCGCAAGTCCAGCCAAGTCAACTTGGTTGTACATAACCGCTGTGGCGGACTTGAAAGCGCCAAGCAAGGTACGGAAGTTGTCCCAACCGCAGAAGATAACGAGGTCGTTCCGAGTAAGGATGGCCTGTGGAATTTGGTTGTAGATGCCGTCGAAGATGGCGATTGCGTTGCTTGTGGTGATACCAACGGAGGCAGAAACCGCTCCTGTGTTACCGCTGATGGTAGAACCCGATGCAGCGTTTAACAACTGGTTGACACCTGAAAAATAGGTGTTGCCCTTCCAAATTGCATTCTCCAAAGCCTCTGCGATACGGAGAGCCTTCTGCTCGCTGAATGCCTGCTCGAAAGGAACGCCATCGTAGGTAGAACCAGCGGTCAACTGGGTCTGCATCCAGTATTGTTCCAAAGAACGTGGGCAAAGGGTTTCCTGCACCTTCATGCGTCCAACGGTGATATTCCGCTGGGTGAAGGCAGTCGTGCCGGAAGTTTCGTAACCGCAAGTGTCACCGCTCTGCAATATTGCATCGGTGTCCATGAGGTTGAGGGCAGCAGCGAACTTGATGCCCACCTGCTTGGTGAACAGGGCTGCTGAACGAGCGGAGAATACCGCCTTAGTGATAAGGGGCAACCTTTGCTGGTCGGTGTAGGATGTTAATCCTGTGAAAGTAAAAGCCATTTTATTAAGGGTTTAGGGGTTTAGTTTTTTTTGAGTGATTGAAGTGCTTGTGCGAGTGCGTTGAAGTTCTGCGATGCCTGAGCCTTGCGTTGCTCAACGATTGCTGAACCGCTGGCCTTGGGGGCTTCGGCTGGGAGTTCGCTGACTTTCTCAACGATATCGGCCATGGTTTCAACTTGGCTTGCGAATGCGGACATTTTCTCTTTCATCTTGCCCATCTCGGCATAGGCTGCCTTGAGTTCTTCCATGATGGCTCCGAGGTGCTTGGCGACGATGGCCTCCACAACTTCGGGGGTCATGAGCGGATAAGCGTCCTTGATTTCTTCGGTTACCTCAACGGCCACTTCGGGAGTGATTTCAGCAGCAACGGGCAACGGCTCGATGACCGGGGTCGCTACTTCAGCAGCGATGACCTCAACGATTTTGCCTCCTTCGGTCTTGATAGTCCCAACTCCTTCAACGACGTGTTCGCCATCGGGGGCAGGGAGTGTACCATCTTCGGCAACGACGTAAACGGCAGTACCTGCAACGAGGTCGCCATCCACACGGACAACGGTGCCATCGGTCAACTTGTAGTCGGCAAAGGACTGCTTTTGGGTGCTGAATTTGCGGAGTTCCGTCCGCAGGGATTCGATTGCGTTTTTGAGATTCATAGTTAGTGGGATTTGTAGGTGGGGGTTAATTGTTGCAAAAAAGCGGTTAATTCGTCAGCGAGGCCAGCGAGTGCGACCTCTAGTTCGGATTCGGTCTTGTCCATCCCGAAGAGGCCCTCAACGGAGAAACCCCGGAACAGGTTGCGGTTGTCCCAAACCTCGTCGTTCTCGACTTTGAAGGAACCGAACCAAGAGCCATCGGGTGTGTCCTCGTATCCTTTCGGTGGCATGATGCCACGCTCGGAGTCGGTGATGTAACTCTCGAACATAAACACGCCATCCAGTTCAGCGTTGTGGTAGGCGTTCACGTTGTGTTGGTTGCCTTGCTTGAAATACTTTTGGACTATCTTGCGGATGGTCGCTTTGTCAAAGATGACATAGTACTCCCCGTAGGTTTCGTCCTTCCGAAAGATGGGAGTGTCTGCAAGCATAAGAGGGCCAGTCAGGACCCTGCGTTCGCCTGTTTCGGTGAACTTTTGTGGTGTCTTTGCGAAGGCTTGGAATGGCCGTTCAATCGCTGGCATATCGGTCAGGGCCACGAATTGGACCCCTTCATCCACCTCGTCCACGGTCATCCTGTAAATGGGTAGTTCCATGCAGGTAAATGTCCTAAGCCCCTAAAGTTGCAAATTCCTCAAGCCTCCTGACTCTGCGAGTGCTTTGGGTGATGTCTCGTTCCACCACATAGGCTCGCATCGGTGATGAACCTTGACCTTGGCCTGTCGAGAGTTCGCCCGTGCCGAGGTTGGTCGTTTGTGGGTTTGCGAAGATGGGAGGAGGTGCAACCTCGCCTCCTTCACCACCACCAGCAGTTAACGCTCCACCACCTCCACTTGCCGAACTCCCTTGGAATTGGGTCTTGCTGATTTTGGCGACCTGCGCCAAACCTGTTGCAAGGGCAATACCTGCTTCAACGAATTGACGACCCGTTGCGAGTTTAATCGGGTTCCCTCCAGCAGTCAGGGCAGCGGTTACGGCCATGAAGGTGTTGATAAGCGCTTGACCCATGCTGGCCTTCTTGTTAATCTCAAAGGCTTTTCTTTGGTCTTTCTCGGATTGGCCCAAGCCAGCGGTCAGTAAATCACCAAGCGCACCAACGGCATTTGATGCCATCTGCAAGTCCTGTTGCCTACGATTGCGTTCAATCTTCGAAATTTTGTCTGCACTATCCTCGGCAATGCCTTGCTCTTTAAGTCGCATTTCCTCGGTCAGTAGGATGTAGGCTTTAGCAAACTCGTCCGAATCCGTGAATCTCTTTTTGAGGTCTGCTTCCCTTTGTGCCTTTTCTTCCCGAAGGATTGCGAGTTTTTCATCTCGCAAAGCCTTTTCCCTTGCAAGTTCATCGTTTATCCTTCCAATTTTAGCCAAGCGAAAATTCTCGGCTTCTTGACTGGCTGCCGAATCCATCGCCCTCAAATCTTCTGCATCTTTCTTCTGCTTTTCTATTGCATCGGTTCGCAGCTTGGTTTGATATGTTAGCCTTGCGACCTCTTTCTCGTGAATCAGTTGCGCTCGCTCTTCTTCTTTCTCGGCTGCTGCAATCCTTGCGTCATAAGCAGCCATCAAGAGATTCTGAACCTTTGCCTCGCTTTCGCCTCTTGCTTCTGCAAGTTCAACCTGCCTTTGCGCTAATTCGGATACGGCCTTGAGGTCTTTCGTTTCAATGCCCAAGAAATCCTTGACAACCTTTGTGAGTTTTTCCCAGTTTTCAACGAGCAATCCAACACCAACAATCGCTGCACCAATACCCGTTGAAATCAATGCAGTCCTAAAGAGGCGAAGGCTTACGATGGTTCCTTTGAGCGTCTTATCGTAGAGGGCCGTTGCAATCCTGTTGGCCGTCATTGAGATAGCCGATTCCTTTTGAAGGAGGACCGTTACCTGTTGGATTCCGTTGGCAATAGCCATGGTCGCATTGACCTGCAACATAGCCTTTTGGATGTCCTCGTTTTCCTCACCAAACAATGCAGCAGCACCTTGAGCGATTTGAAAGCCAGCAGCAACGCCTTGGACCGCTTGCGTGAATGCCTCAATGTTTTTGGTATCCGAGCCAAGGTTTTTGACTCGTTGCCCGACATCGCCAATAGTGTCGGATAGTTGACCTGCCTCGGCTTCTAACTTCCGAAATTCTGCGGAGTTCTCTTGCCCGGCAACCGCAAGGTCAACGAGCGCGCGTTGTAAATCACGGAGCCGTTTCTTTGCGGATTCAGTTCCTTGACCTGTTGAGTCTTTGAGTCCTACTTCGAGGACGATTTCTTTAGTAACTGCCATAGTTTTTATTTATCCTGCCATGATGGTATTCCCGACGCAACCTCCAAGACCTGACCTTCCGTCCCGATAGATAAGTTGACCCAATCGGCTCCATCCCAATACTTGATGTCGCCCTCTGCATCGCCCGGTGTGAATCCTGCACCGGCTGGACCGGGGTCGCCTTGCGCTCCTGTTGCACCCGTTGCTCCAGTCGAACCTGTTGCTCCAGTCGAACCTGTTTCACCGGGAGGACCTGCAACCGCTGGCAGTTCCTTGACCAAGGGAATCGGGGTGACTTCGTTCGGGTAATCCGAATCCGTTGCTGGAACGGGTCCGTCGTAGGGGAAGTAACCGATTTGCTTTGAAATAAACTCGGATAGGTTAAGAATCCTGCGAAGGGTTACCCGGCACGGCTTCTGCTGACCTATCTCGTAGTCCCGAATCTCAAGCAGCCTCCAACGGACCCCTCCGTAGTAGATAGGGGTGCGGAAGTCAAGTTGGCTGATGTCCACGGCATTGAGCATGATGGAAAGTTCCAGCTGCATCGCCTCACGGCTGACGGTTTCTTGAATATAGTTCCACCAATAGATGTTGAAGAGGTTGTTGTTCGTGTATAGGTAAGGGTCGCTATTTGCGGCAACATTCACCGCATAATACAACTGTTTGGGGATTCCAAAGGCGAGGTCGAAGTTTGCGTCGTAGGGGTTGTCAAGGTGACTGACAAAAGGCAGATTCAACAACGACTGTGCGAGTGCAAACGAACCGCTGACCCCGTACTGGTAGGCCCACGTTGTCGGGGCTTCAATCAGATTGTACTGGGCTATGCGGTAACCGCTCTGCAACGTCTTGATGGTTCCCGACAAAGCGGAGCCGTCCAAGTCCCAAGCCCTGCCGATTACCTTGTCAGTCGTGAAGTTCGCAGGGATAAGGGTGCTGCAAGAGAGTTCGACGACGTTCTCGCCTTTGCCGTAGAAGTTGTCGGTCGTGAAGATTCGCCCTCCGTAGCCTTCCTTTGCCAATGGGTAGTTCGACTTGTCCAACTTGGACAAATAATCCCCGGCATCCTTGTACTTAAACACGATGGTCTTGTATTGATTCGGGTCCCCGTTCGTGATGCTTTGCTCTGCGTTCTCATCCGATTTCTGCGACCAGTCCACGACCCCCGATGAATAGAAGTCCACCCAAGGCTCCACGATGAGGTTCTTCGGGTCGGCAGGGTCAGGCATGAAGTAGAGGTTGAACATCTTTTGCAGGTCTTGCAAGAGGTCGCTCTGCTTCACGTCAGCAGGCAAAGCCGTAGCCATGTCAATAGTCCCAATACTCGTTGGATTCTCCAAGCACTCCCAAAGGACCGTTGAACCGCTCAAGAGATTGCAGGCCGTGCTTCCAACGCCTGTCATCAAGACTCTTATCCGGCTGCTGGTATTCAACTGGATATTGCTCCAAGTAATTACATTGGTTCCACTTGCTTGAGCCGTGAAGCCCCTTGATGGACTGACGATTCCGCTCGTTGCCGTGTTGTATAGGTAGAGGAAGTTGTAGGTTTGATTGTTGAACTGGGTTATTTGTCCAAAGTTCAGTTTAACCGTTACGTTCCATCGGGTTGGTAGTGCAGGGAGTTGTAGAGTGCTTGTCCCTGTGTTCCAATAGCCCGGGCGGTCATAGTAAGGGCTTGAGTCATTGGCAAAGTTCAGGTAACCGCTAAAAGTCCCTGAAAAGTTTTGACCGCTCGTACTTGCAGCAAAAATGTTTGACCCGGACAGGTTGACCGATAATTGCCCGGCAGCGTAAGGAATGACCAATTTACCGAACCGCTCCGAGTTAAAGAACTCCGAGGTGTAGCGATACCCTGCCTGTGCGAATATCAAGTCCACCATCTTCTTGACGTAGATACTTGGGGTCATCTTCCAGTAAGGAACCGCAAACCATCCCTGCGTTGTAGCGTCCGTATACCCGTAGTTGTCCACCAAGCCATAAACGTAACCGCTTGCACCCGATGCGGTCCAAGTCGCAGAAACATGGGCCGAGGTCAGCGTGTGGTTCATTCCGCTTACCCCAACGGTCGTCGCAAGGAGGTTGCCCTCAATGGACTTAAACAGGCTCACATCGTCCGAGAACAAACCGACTTCGTAGGTAACCTCTCCCCGGATTTTGGACATGGAAATCAGTTGCAAAACTCCGCTGAACACTTGGACCCCGTCCTCCCACATCGCTGCACGAATCTTCTTGTTCGGTTGGAATCCACCCACGAAGGACTGGATGTTGTAAGCGTACCCGAAGCAAGCCCGATTTGTTGTCGTATTAGGCAACGTGATGGTCTTGGAAAACGACCCCCTCCGCTTGGTGATGTCGGCAATGTCCTCCACCGAAAAGGTCAGGGCGATGTCAATTTCGCCCATCGTGTCAAGGACGTAGGGAACCTCTGCGTCGGAATCGTTGAGAGGGTAGGCGATGAGGGTTACGCTCATAGGATGTTGTTCTTGTAAGCAACTGCCACCTCGACCTGCAACTGCGTGAGGCGGTCGTTCCTTCGGGTCGTGAATTGGTAGGTGTTGGCGTTGACGATGGCTTCAACCAACTGGCCATCCAGTTCGAGCCATACCTGCCCGGACCTGACCATCTCAATCAGCCAAGCGGATTCGGCATCGGTCAGCCAGTCCGAGTTGAGGGCGTAAACGTAGTCGAACTCCCCTGCCCAAACTTTGTCGTAGGTAGTAGTCGCATAAACGTCCGAGTTGTACCCGAACGTCTGCCTGCTTATGTTGGCCCGCTTGCGGTTCTTCAGCGTGAAGGTGTAGGAGTCAATGCCTCCGTACTTGTTTTGGAAGTGTACTGGGATGGAGTTGAATCGCTGGCATTGCCCGATGACGTAGCGTTGACGAATCGTATAGTTTGCCCCCCTTCCGAAGTAAACGTCGTAGAAGTCCCCGGCATTGCCTTGGAACAGGTAATCTCCGGGGTTCCCGTCCAAGCATTGCCCCGACGTGAGGGCTTTGAGGTTCATTGGCCCGACCCCGAAGCGGATGACATTCGAGCCCGATACACTCGACGCTAACACATCGAACTGCCTTGCAAAGGTCGCTCCTGTTGCACTCCAGTATTGGATGTAAGCCTTCTCGACTCCGTAATTGAACTGCCCGATGGAAAGCCATCCGTAGCCGTCGGCATAGACCGTGCGAGTCGTCGGGGTTGTCAGCATTCGGGTCGTGTCGTTGACAATTGCACCGCTTGGGAAGTACAGACCACCACTCCAAGTCGCAAGTTCTAACTGCTCCAAGTTTCCTGCAAAGGCAACACGGCCCGACACGGTGGTAACGGTTCCAGTTTGCACCGCAGGGGTGTTGCCGTATTCCTCCATGAAGTCAAGCCTGTACCCCGAATAATACCCGGCATGGTCAATGAAGCCCGTTTGGGTAAGCGATGGCTTGGTCGGTGCAATCAGCGTTTCCACAACCTTGGCCACATCGAAGAACCCGAAGTTGGTGGTCGGCAGTTTGTCGCACTTGAGCCGTGCAAGGGTGGTCCCTGCTGGGTTCTTCACATCGCAGACGTAGCGGTAGTTCGGTTGTGCAATCAGCGAACCGCTGACTTTGAAAAGCATCTTGTTGTAAACGGGTGTCGCTGCTTGGGGCGACCCTGATAGGACGGTTGTTGCCATTTTATAGTTTGGTTGCTACGCTTATGGATTTGCCAAGGGTTTCAGCGATTGTGTTCACCAAAACGTCTATCATTTCGGGGGATAGGGCGTTGCTCATAAAGCTCGTGGCCCGTGTTCCTCGTTGGAATACCCAATAGGCAACCGACCTGCCATCGACCAATCCCTGCTCCTGTTTGGTTCGCATCCGCTTAAGTTCACGGGAATAGGTTGGCACAACTGCTTTTTCCTTGTTGGCTATCCAATCAGCCATGGCTTGGGCAGGTGGGAACTTGTCCCTGTATTGGAATGGCGACCTCGGAGCCTTTACGCTTGACGTTTTGCCTCGCACCCCTTGGTCCACGTACTTCCAATAAGGGTTGGCCATAATAGCCACGACGATTTGCTTGGCGGAGAGTTCAATGTCTTCGGGGGCGATGGATGCCGAGAGCGTTCCCCCTGCGTTGGCGTTGGCTGCTTCGAGGTTCTTCTTGGCAAGTTCGATGACCCGTTCTATCCACTTGACCAGCACGTCATGTGCCGGGGACTTGCCTCCACCCTTGGGTCCAACGATTGAACCAATCCCCTCCAAAGCGGTTTGGTCGATGCCCTTCATCGAACCGCTGCCGAACTTACCTACGGGTTGCCCATTGGCGAGGATGGTTGTTTCCATGTGGGTAAATGTCCCCCGTGCTGGAATGTGTAGTCAGGACAGGATTCGAACCTGTATGAGTAGTTACCTTGTTGTATCTAAGTGTGTCAGCTACTCTAGGACCACCTCATTAAAGAAACTCTTAGCGTCTACCATTCCGCCACCTGACTAATGCAAATATACTACTTTCTTCTTGCCCTTTCCGCTTCCATCCTCTCCGCTTCCAAAATGTCGTGAATCAGCAGGGCGTAGTTCAAGAACTCCACCGCCTTCATCGCAAAGATGGCATCGAATTTCAGCACGTCCTTGTTGGCCATCCTCCAGACCACCATCAACCAACCGTACCCTGCGAGAGGGCTTACGTCAACTCCCCTGCCTTCGTCATCAGGTGCTTGGAATAGTCGCTCAAAACTTTCAAGTAGGATTCTGAACTTAGCAAAAAAAAACTGACAACCCCCCAAACGTCGCCCACCTTGGCGTGCTTCTTCATCAACTCGGCTCGCTCCGCATGGGCAGCCCCGTCGTATTTTTTCGGGAAGAATCCGAATAGACCGCCTTCCCTGCAGAGGGTCGCCATGATTCGGTGCAGGTTCTGCAGGAGTTGCTTTTCATCGGTCGTGTTTGCGTCCATTAACTCAATCAACTGCCCAGCGGTGAGTTCATCCGTGAACACCGTCGGAATCCACCACTTGCCCCCTGCTTTGAACTTCCTCTTGTAGCCCAATGCAGGCAATGCGTTCCACTCGCTGATAATGGCCTTGTAGCGCTTTAGGACGCTCTTGGCGGGCATTTCTCGAACGATTGATATATCGACCCCCTCAACGATTGCGACGACCCCTGCACGCTTGTCGTAGTCCCCAAGGACGCTGCTGAACTCAATGGCTCCGATGCGCTGGAACTGGTCAATCGTTAGGTCTTGGAGTTTCATAGTTTCAAGAAGGTTTTGTAAGACGATGCCGACGATGCCGATGCAAGGTACTGGCTGAACTCCTTATCAGCCTTGCGTTCTTTCTCGGAGTAATACCAAGGAATGTGCCTCGCTGACTCAAGCAATGAAACCCCACCGATGAAGTACTCCTGACGATTGTAAACGGCAAAGGTCGTGTCGATAGGCACGTCAACTCTTGCTGCCATGATGACCCGTGAGTTACGCTGACGAGTCGCTTCATAGTTGTTAACATGAGTGTAGTACGACGACCTTGGAGGCACGTCATCCCATCGCAGCGACAGGCCGACCTTGCCTGCTTGGGGGAATTGTTGCAACCACTCCAAGCACATGGGAATCGTCCGCTTGCTGGTCTTGTAAAGGTCAAGGTCCGGGTCTGTAACCGCATAGAACGGCTCTCCCAGTTGTTGCACCAAGCCCGAAGTCCATGGGGCTTGATGGCCCAAGTTTTCGCCAAGCATTACGACCTTGCAGGGGTTGGTGGCGTACCACTCCAGCAAAGGTTCGTAGGTTGAACCGTTGTCAACGATGTAGATGTCCCCAATCCCCTGCCACTTGCTCAAGTCCCTGACCATCGCTTTGGGCCATGTCAGCAGGTTGCGGTTGTTGATGATTACGGGGATGCCCATGATTAGAACTTGTAAACGGCAATAAGGTCATCGTATCGGCCCGATTCGCTAAGGTCTATGGCCTCAAAGATTGAGTTGCTTGGTGCTACGGCTGACAAGTTCACGAACCAATCCTTGGCTTGCACGTCCTCAATCATTAAGACACCGCCTTGGTTCATCAATGGTGCATACAGGCTGACGACCTGCAACATAGAACTTAAGGTGTGCGGGCCATCGTCAAGCAGGAAGTCGATGCCGTTCTTAAAATAGTCCCTTGCGACTTGCACGGATTCGGGTGTGTAGGCCGATGCGATGTGAAGCCTTGAACGAGTCCAGTCAATGTGCTTGTCAGCCTTTGGTTTGACTTGGTTGGCAATATCGTAGAACAAGAACTTGGCCTTGGGCAGATACTTGCACCACATGGCCATGGACCCTCCGTGCCAGACCCCTATCTCCACGAAGTTGATGGAATCTGCTCGCATTTCAGCCAAGTACTTGGCATAGGTGCTTGTGTAGTTGTGGCCGTTGGCTTTGTCGGTTCCTCCGTCATAGTCGGCACCATTGAGGTCTAACTCGTCGAGGATGGCAATCAGTTCTTTGTCTTTCATGGTTAAAATGTGATTACAAATTTTTCGGGACCCGGCCATCCGGGGTTGGTATCGTGAACCTTCGTATCGGGCTTCTTTCCAATCCAATGTTCGGCTTGCCAGCGGTGGTCCCGTACCGGCTCACCCAGTTCTTTAATGTGGGACGACTTGGCCCACCAATAGGTTCCACCAAAGTAGGGGTAGCCTTCGGGGTTGTTTTGGTCCGCCATGTGAGGGAACTGCTCCTTGGTAATCCAATGACATCCGACCGCATCCACGCCTTCGAGCAGTTGCAGGCAGCGTTCCCAAGCCACGACGTTGAAGAAGGTCATAGACCTGTTCCAAAGTTGGTTGATAAGCGACGGGTCGCTTGCCCCCTTCGTGTGAGCGTACAAGTACACGGCTTCCTCTTCCTGCGAGGCCCGGTACATTTCAGTCAGCGTCGCCTGCTCCCAAGCGTTGGTTCGGGTAACCACGACCTTGACCTTATCAGCCACCATCGAGCCTTCTAGCACCTCCTTGACCGCTTTGCGTTGTTCGGGTGGACCGACGATGCCGACCCTGATTTCATCCAAGACGTTGATAAGCCCGTAGTTGCACACGGCCATCATATGTTGGTTCAGGATTAACTGCCAATTCCCTCCGCAGTAGATGTGGTAATAGTGAACGACTTTCATAAGGTCCAAAGGAGGGTTAGAAGGGTGAGGATAAAGAAAACGGCTGCAACCGTCTTCCCGATTTCGATTAGCAGGTCAATGATGCGTTCGAGGTTCATGGGGCAAAGTTAAACAACAACATACTTCCCTGCATTACTGACCCTTAACTTGTTGAGGGCCACATATCGCATCGCATCGCAGGCGTGGTTGAAGGAATCAATCGGAACCCCCGTGTTTTTGCCCTCCTTGTCGGTTGCCCAAGTGTAGGACCGCAGTTCCTTGATAAGGTTGGTGCTATCCTTGGTAACCTGCAATTTAAAGCGTTTCAGGATGTCTATCCCGTTCCTGACCGAGTCTGGGCCTTTCTCTGCTGGCTTAATGTTGAACCCCAACCGATAGATTTCTTCGATGGACTTCGGTTCTGCTGAATCCGCTACGATTTCCCAAGCCCTTGTGATGCCGAGCGTCCGCAGTTTGTCTGCGATGTCTTGGTTGGTCAGGCCCGTGGAGTAGAGCAGTTCCTGAATCAGCAGGCAGTCCCCTTGGCGGTATATTGCTACGAGTGCCGTAGGGTCGTTGCTGAAGCCCCAGTCAAGCCCTAGGGCGACGAATTTCGCACGGCTGACATCTATACCCTCCACGACCTCGAAGTCCTCGTATATCGCACCCTGAAGCGTCCCGACCTGACCGAGGCCGTAGACCTTCCACCAGTTCGCCCAATAGGCAGACGTTTCGGCTTTGGTGCGGTTTAGTTCAATGTCCCGCTTGATGGTATCAGGCAGAGCTTCGTTGTCGTTGTAGGTTAGGATTATCAGTTCTGCATCCTGTTCGGGCAGGACCTCGGTATGCGCCCAGAACTCATGTGTCGGGTTGAAGTCGATGTAGATGGCCTCGCTGGTACGAATGGCGAGTTGGTAGTAAGATTCAAAGTCGATGTTGTTGGCCTCGTTGATGTAAACGACCTGCCTCCTTGCCCCTCGGAGCCTTGCCTCGGAATCAGCCGAAAAGAACTCGATGATTGAACCGTTGGCAAAGTGATAGGTCAGCAGGGTCTTGTTCCATCGGTCTGCGACCCAGCGGCCCGTCCATTGCATGACCTTGGCGAAGTCTTTGATTGCACCCCTTCGTAGGTGCGGGATGGATTCGGAAACTACCGAAATCTCGGTCTTGTTCTTTGCTGCGATGTCGATGAGGACCGCAAGAATGGCGAGCGTTTTCCCCGCACTTGTTCCGCCTTGGATGATTTTCTTCCGGGCCGTCATCCGACGGATTCGGCTGATAGCGGTCGTGTACTTAAAGTCCATCCCCAAACAGGGGTTGCTCGATGTGGACCGTGTTCTCTTGCTTGTCAACCAAGCCAAGCAGACGAGAGGCGATGTTGGCCGAGTAAACGCCGGCACTTGAACCCTCCAGCATATCCTTGTCGCAGGTCAGCCTTATGCGTGTAATGATTGGGGAGAATGTCTTGTGCAGGTCCGTAGTCCCCTTCCTGTAATCCGAAAGGTCATAGCAAACCCCGTTCTCTGCAAGCCATCCTTCAAAGCCCCGAAAGGTAATCGGACGCTCCTTGTCCCGGTAAACCATGACCCCATCCTTGCCGACATAGTCCTGCACCCGGTAAGGGTTGGCCTTGTTCTCGGCTCGGTA